GCGGCAGTTCGAGGATCGACCGCATCTCTCGCGGGTACCCCATGGTCAGCCGACTCAGCAGCCACACAACATGCAGGGGCGACTCGCCAGCCAGTTGCTGTTGCTCAGTCAGGAGCCGCTCGACCTCAACCTGCTGGAGCAACAGGAAGATGTCAGGCTGACCAAACGGCGTGTCCTTGCGGTAGAGACCGCGAACGATCTCCTCGCTGTAGGAGCCAAACAACTTGACCATGCCGGGGCGGCTGATGAGCATGCCCGGACGGCGGGGCTGGAGGTTCACCAGCGACCGCAACTCGCCCCGACGCAGGAGGTACTGCGAGGACTCCTCGTTGTATCCGAGCCACTGGTTGATCTTCATGCCTAGCCGACATCGTTACCGGGGAGCGACCGCCAGCCAGCCGAGCGTGGCGTCGGGTAGGCAATGCCTTGCGGCACGCCGGAAAGCGGACGCACGACATCCGCCTCCATCGCGATGCGAAGGTCGCGGTTGTACATGGCCATCGGCTGCTCGGCGGGGCGGCCAGCAATGCGGGCGTACCACATGTCGCATGCCGACAGGATCGCCGTGTACATCTGCGGCGAGGCGTCCACCACATCGGTGATGGCGTACTTCGTCAGGGCCGGTGCAGTTACTGCCTCGTTGACCGTGAGGCTGGTGCCGCTGGCCACGGACACGATCTCTCGCTGGGCCACGTACGGTGCCAGCGACCCAACCGGATCGGGCTCCGTAACGGTCGTGCCGAACCGGATCACAGCCCCCGCAGCGTCGAGCGGGAACATCGTGTCGGCCCCAGTGATGGTCGTGCCGTCTGCCGACACGGTGCCCTGCCTGCTGATCCGTTCGTAGCCCATGTACTTGATGGGCTTGGGCAGATAGCGGTAGGTGTAGTGGACAGGGGTGCCGTCTGTCGGGATGCCGACGAACCGAATCTGGTAGCGATCCGGCGTGGTGTCAGACCGCATGATGGTGTAGTAGTACGGCTCGCCTGCACCGTCCGTGTTTACCTCCAGCCGCTGCCACTCCTGCGGGGTCACGTAGCAGTGCAGGGTTCCCACGGTGTCAGTAACCAGAGCGTCGATGTCGCGAAGGTCGCCCGGGAGGTCGTAGAACGTCTGCGGGCGGGCAATCACCCCGCTGGCCGTCACCGCTGCCTGCCGGTCTACGGTGATGACATTCCCAATGCGGCTGATGATTCGCACAGCGGCAGGGAAGGATGGGCTGCTGAACAGCACCAGCCGTCCGGGCACCATGGCCTCAGTGCTGGCTACCGTCACTTGGTTACTGCCCTGCGTAATGCTCGCAGTGGTCTGCACCTGCTGCGTCACGAACACATTGGTGCGGGTGTGCCACAACCACTGGCGGGAAAGCATGACCTCCCGGGTGCCGTGAACCACTGCCTGCCGGACAGACCGGGACTCCGCGTCCTGTGCGCCGCCGCCCACCGAGGCAAGCAGGTAGTCAACGAGGTCCTGTGCTGTATTCATGTCTTGGGTTTCCTGCCGTATTTCTCAACCACCATGTCCCGCAGGTCGCCCTCTTTCATTCCGGGGTGGTTGGGCTTTTCGCGAGCCATCATTTCTTTGGTTAGGCGATCCGAGAGCGGTTTGGACTTTGGTCTTGGCTGCGGCACGCCTTGATGTTCCACGGCTCCGCTGACCGTTAGGTTGCGGGCTGCCGCCACTCTTTTGATGTCCCCCGTTCCATCCACCCACGCTGCGGGATCGGCTGGGCCGCGATGATCCGCCAGACCGGCTGCGTAGTACCGGCCGCTGATGTTGATCCCCGCCCGCTTCGCCAGCGTCACGATGTTGCGGGCATGGTCCACCGGCATCTTGTCCAACTGCTGGTTGTTGTACCGGCCCTCCATGAACGTCCGGTCCGCACCCTTGACCCCCGGTGCCTGCTGCACGGCACACATCTCCGCAAACCGTGGCGTCTGCCCCGCCTCGATCATCTTGATGTAGTGCAGGATCGCTGCTTCGCCTGCTTGCTGGACCGACAAGGGAATCGTCTGGTCGCTTACGCAAATATCGGAGGGCATTGATAACTCCGGTCTCGTTGTCCCCGAGGGCTGCGAGGGCACGATTGCATCCTCGGCACAACAGCCCACGGACTCGCTTTGTCTTGTGGCAGTGGTCAACGCAGTTACCCGGTCTGGTGCGGCATATCTCGCACTTCCCACTGTTCTTGGCCAGCAACGCCTCATATGCGGCCAGCGTCAACCGGTATCTGGTCCACAGGTTGCATCGCTTTTTCCGCCGATGCCGGTTCATTAGGCAGGCGGCTGCGGCGATAACTCAGGAGGAATGTCCGGCGGCCCCGGGAGCCCCGGCGGCATAGGCGGGCCCCCTGCCGCTTCGCTCTGCTCGCCAGCGGGAGGGGGCAGCGGCGGCGCAGCGGCAGGGGGTTGTGGTGGCGGCACTAGATATGGCGTGGGGTCGATGTCCAGACTCGCTGCCCAGTCCTTCATCAGCGCGTTGAAGGGATCGACCACGCCTGCCGACACCAACTGACTCAAGATGGGGCCGAGGTTCTGAACAGCCATCTGCATCTGTTCGATGCGAGTGGCCTTGTTTGGCTTCCGGGCCGAACCCGCCTCGACGCGATAGAGGAAGTCCCGCGTCAGGCTGACGATGTCTCGGTTGGCTACGTTCTGCTCCCAGCCCGCAGCACCAAGGGGACCAAGGACAGGCACAACGTCTTGGGCCTCCAGCAGCCAGCGGGCTGCCAATGCCTCGCGTCGAGCCAGAAGACTCATGCAGTCTTCGAGTTCGTTGGCCATGTTGTCGGGCCTCACGCTGATGTTGTCGTTCTTGATCTGGGCCTCTGCGGCCGATCTGAACATCGAGCGTGTATAGCCGTACACCAACTCGCTCAGACCGGTTCTTTGGGCGAACTGGTCCGCGATGGCGGCGATGATGTCCCACAGGTCCTTGGTCACCTGCGGGAACTGGAACACCGACAGAACGTCTTCGATTCTCCTGCCAAGCAACTCGCTCAACTCAACAATCTTGAATCCACCTTCCGATGGGGCGAGTATCTGGTCCTTGATCGTCTGGTCGGCAGCCTTTTGCACGGCGACCATCGTCTCGCATGAGGTGGCGATCCGGGTGGCGAGGAACGACATCGCCCAGTTCAGCAGCCGCAGTTCGCCAATCGCCGGGCGGATATGGCTGATTGGCCACGCATAGCCCGGCTTGAAGTGGAAGGCGAGGGGGGTGAAGGGCCAGCCGTTGGGGTCTGCGTAGTAGGGAATCGGCCACGCAGTTCGAGCGAGCATGCTCTGGGGCACGCCGAGCGTCTCGTCCACTTCTTCGTCCAGCACGCTGGGCGGGACGTTCAGTGGGTAGGGCACACCCTCGCAGATAACCAGATATACGTACCGCCCCAGTTGATCGAACACACCCTTGTTCTCTTTGGGTGCGTTCTTGAGGCGGTCACCCATGCCGGTCTTGGACCAGACCTTGTAGAACGTGACCAGTTCGTTGGTGGACTCGGCCTTCTTGGACTTCTTCTTGCCCTTGGGCTCCCGGCCCAGCGAACAGTCATCCTTCTCCAGATGCTTCCGCAGGTCTTCGATGGGCAGGCCGTAGGTCTCGGCCACCTCCTCGATGGGCCGCACGCACTTGCGGGCACACCACAACATGTCATCCATGTTGTCGAAGTCGGGGTCGATCAGCAGGTTGTCAATGGTGTCGTAGTAACTGCCGATCATCCGCATCGGCGGGGTCGAGCCGTCCGACGATGTGTCTGTGATGGTGAGTTCTGTCCAGAAGACACCCATCCCCTTTATCATCGCCTCGTTGACTACCTTGCGAGCCTGACGCTTGAGGTCAAGTTCAACCGGTGTCCAGTTGAGGTACGCTTCCATCAGTTGGGACGCGACCTTCCGGCCCAACTTCTGCTCGTCCTCCATGGCCTTGATCTGGATCACCTGCTGCTGGGCAGGGCTCGGCATGCCGTCCATGGTCGCGGGAGCGTGCATCCCGAACGCCTCGGGGGGCAGTTCCGGGTGTTCCATCACTGTCACGGTACGCACCGGGTTACGGTGGTAGATGACACTCGCAAAGATTTCGACCAACTCGAAAACCTTATTGAGTTGCATCCTGAAAGAAGGGGGCGCAATGCTGGAGTTGTACCCCCGCTCGCCACGCGCGTACGCATCCTTCCACATCCAGTTATGTTCCCCGTCGAAGAACATACTGGCTTCTTTGGCGTCTTCGCTGAACGGCTTCTTGTACTCGGCGGCGGCCTTGAGTTTCTTGACCCAAGTGGCCACCACCTGCCGTAGCGGGTTACTCGACGGCAGTGGTTCCGGCACTGGCTACCTCGCTAGTCATTTGCCGCCCTTACTGGGCTCCGCGTTGTTCTTGGACGCGGCAGCGGCATAAGTAGCCTTGGTGAGATCAGTGAAGTCCCACACGCCGAGGTCGTGCCAGCCGTGGTCCCCGTGAAGTGCCGGGTCCGAGCGGTGGTGGACGCTTGACTGCCACACCACACCAGCCTGCGTGAGCGTGGCCAGATTGATAGTGGTGTCGCCCACCTGCGTAACGAACGCGACGGCTGGCTTCGAGAACGAGTGACAGTCGGTGCTGAACAGCACGATGTCACCGAGGCTGACCTTTGGCATACGCCAAGAGTTATCGCTGGGCATTAGTCCCTCCTTGTGGGCCTAGGAAAACATAAGCCCCGCCTTCCTCGCGTGTCAGTCTTTTTCGCCTCTCTGCCAGCCACTTGACCCACCACGGGTCAGGCTCGTTGCTTCTGGCTGGTGGGCGGTGATAAGCAGGGCGGTATGCACACAGGTACTCAAGGCACTGGCAAAGGTGGACCTCGCCCTTGGTGTTCGGCTTGTCTGTGACGATGGCTGTCCCAGCAACGTAGTTCACCATTTTGCGGTACCGCTTGATCTCACGTTCGAGGTCAGGGCAGGCACCTTGCAGCACCCGGAGAATGGGTGTGCCGCTTGGCCGGATGTGCATGGCGTTCCGGGTGGACTCACACCGGGCGATGATGTCATCGCAGCCAGCCAGAAAACTCGCCCCGGTTACCTGCGACCGGATGGCCCGCTTCACCAGTTGCTCGGTGTACTGCTCGACCGGCAGCCGCCCGGAGCCGATGTCACGCAGCCTGCCGCCATGGGCGTCGATGATGAAGGCGTGGAAGTGCCAGCCCCGAACCTTCTTCTCGAACGCATCCCCGAATATCTGGGCGTTGCACTGCCGCAGGTACAGTTGGTCGTAGACGAGCCAGTAGTCCTCTGACGGCGGCACTGCGGCGAACAGCACAGCCGTAACGGCGTGGCCCGGGTCGATCACTGCATACCGGGTCCAGTCGTAGGGTATCTGGCCATCCGGCAGCGTACTCTTGTCGATGCCGTGTATCCGCATGTCGAAGTTGGGATACACCAGCACGCTGTCCGTGATGAAGTCGCCCTCGGCACGCATCCGCAGGACGTCCTCGCCCACGGCGGCCCAGCGTTCGATGGACTTCTTCTTTTCGTCATCATCGAGGTAGGGGTTGTCGAGGAATCGCAGCCGGAACTGCCGGATGCTCGACTTGTCCCCAAGGTCCGCCTCGCTGGCGTCAGCCCGCTCCTTGAGCCCCAGCAGGGCGTTGTTGGTGCTATGGGGCATGGCCGACCAGCAGAACTTGCCACGCCGGTCAACGATACGGGCGAGGAGTTCTGGCACCCAGTTCTCGTTGTTGATGTCCTCGTCAATATGGACCCTATCGCACTGGAACCCCTGCACGGGATCGCCCTCGCTGGAGAAGAAGTGAATCTCCCAGCCGTTGTGCAGCGTGCAGGACTGCATGTAGTTGGCACTCTTGAGTATCCAACTCTGCTTCTTGATGAACCGTGGCGGGATCAGCGGCGGGGCGGGCTTGCACTCCGCTCTCCGCTTGGCGTCCGTGGCCGGGTTGTAGGCACGCCAGTCCCCGGTGACCTCGTCCTTGATGATCTTGAAGGCCCCGGCCCGAAACAGCATGGGCACCACAGTAAGCCCAATATGTTTCCAATCCTTACCAACAATGACAAGTATCCCATTCTCTTTGGGGTACTTGTTGTACGGGTCTTGTCCGGTTACGCATCTGGCGTCTTCCACAAAGGTGGACAGTGACTTGCCAGACCGGTTGCCACCGATAACGAGGATTTCACTCGCTGTGCTGGCGTGGATCGCTTCTTGGTTCTGGTTCGGGCGGTAGAGCCGCAGGGCCTCCAGTTGCCGCTCCCGTATCTCGCTCTGGATTTCCTTGATGCTGTCCCGCTCGAACTGCGTCAGGGAGGGCAAGGAGGGGATGACAGGCGGCGGCGAGATTGGCGGATGCCTCGGCTTCTTGGGCTGCGATGGTTTTGGCTTCTTCCGCTTGGACATTGATGGTGGTCCCCGAGAATGAGGCGACCGCTTGCTCGAATCGCCGGTTCAGTTCCTGCTCCAGTTCTTCCTCTGACCAGAGCGACAAGGGCTTGCGGGCCCCGCCTTGTTCAACGTTCTTGCTTACCAGCCTGCATATCGTCTCTAGCAGTCTGTTTCTGGCCGAGCCGCCCGGGGAGGCGTCGTAATACTGCTTGACCAGCACGGCAGAGAATCCGCCCACGCCACCGAAATACTCGAACACCCGTTCGATTACTTCGGCCGAGTGCGGGATGTTGGCCCCGCCACGCTTGACGGCGGCGAGGAACACATCGGCCCCGGCCCGCTCGATGGCTTGCAGGCCCTCCTCACGCTTGGCCTGCTTCTTCTTGTCGCTGGCCTTCTTCTGGGCCCGGCGGCATCCCTTGCAGTCAGCCGTGAAGTATCCCTTCCCGTTCTGAACTCGCCACCGGAAGTGGTCCTTGTCCAGCGGGTAGGAGTTGCCGCAGATACTGCAAGTGCGTTCACTCATGCACAAAAGCATAGCAGCCTGCGGTCGCTGCAACGTTCGACCGCAGGCTGCTATTGAGATGAGTGTCGGAGGTTGGCGTCAGACGATGTCGCTGACGAGGTTGACGCGGGTCAGGCCAGCCGAGGCCGAGGTGTTTGCACCCTCGATCTGAATGCCCAGCGAGGTGCCCGTGGTGAGGGCAATCACCGAGCCAGCCGTGCCGGACACCTGCACCCGGACGCCGTCGTTGACGGCAGCAGCCGTACGCAGTGCGCTGGCCGGTCCCTTGACCACCAGCCACACGACGTCATTCTGCTTGAGACCGCCGGTCAGGTACTCGTCCAGAACACCGACATGCCGACCAGCCGCGACGTTCGCCTCGGTGGCGAGGCTGGTGATCGTGGCGAACGGCCGACCATTCTCAAGGGCCGTGTCGATCACGTACACCTTGCCAGCCAGAGTCGTGGCGTCGTTGACGTCACTGCCCTTGTATCGCACGGCCACGCAGTACACCAGCCGATTGCTGTACCGCTCGCCGGTCGAGGGGTTGACGTCTTGGAACACCTTGACCGATCCGACGATGTCGGTGCCGGGCAGTTCGAGGCCGGTGCCAGTGTCCTTGAAGTCACCCCCAAGGAGCGTGGAGCCACGACGGAAGGGCGGGTCAGAGAAAATCTGCGACATGAGTGTCGTTACTCCTTATCAAGACTCAGCGGTGATGGGGGCGAGCGTGAAGAAGTTCCTCGGGGACCGGAAACGCATGTTCCCGAGGGTCGAGCAAGCGTACCGATAGGACTGGAGTTCCTCGTCGTAGAAGGGGCCCTCGGCCACCATCAACTGATTTTCGAGGCACCGCAGTTCCATGTTCCCAATCGACAGGCCGTAGCCGCGACCAGCAGGGCAGGCGTACTCCGAAGTGATCTCGACGCCGTCGAGGGTCACCACATCAGAGAAGCCTAGGGCCTTGAGGCCGCCTTCCTTCGTGACCGCGATCCGCTCCTCGTTGCGATACGAGTTGAGGAACTGGATGTAGAGCGACCGGTCGAGAACGACCATGTCGATCTGATCCTCGCGGGTGTCATTCCGCTTGCACTGGTGGATGCCTTCGCGCATCGCGAAGACGCAGTTGGCCTTCCAGTTCTGATCGCCGTTGCTGTTGAACGACGAAGCGTTGTAGTTGATGATAACCGGGCTGTAGAAGTCTCCTTCCGGGTCAACCGGCACGTTCGGCCAGATGCCGGTGGTGCCGTGGATGCGGCCACCGCCGTAGTACCCGAGCCGAGTCGAGAGACCGGCATAGGTGTCCTCGGGGAAGCCGAACCGGTCGGCAGTGCCGCCAGCGACGTCCTGTGCGAACACCGTCCCGCCACTCTCGTCCACCGTGCCCGCATAGGACAGGAAGGACTCCAGCCCGTGGAAGTCGTTGGCGTACTGCGGGTCGTTGCCGTCCCGGTAGGGCTGGTACGACAGGTGCTGCTCCAGAGACTCTTGGAGCCGCTCGGCCATCTTCGACGCCACATCGACCAGAGCCTGCTGGCCACGGTTCTCCAGCAACTCGCGCCGATAGATCGAGTCGGTCGTGGTAAAGCCTTTCCACGGCAACTCGGCCCGCTTCCACATGTTGATGCGGGCGAAGGTCCGGGGCGTATCGCCCGTATTCCCAGTGACAGGAGCGTTCCGGTAGCGCACGTTCCAGTCGAAGCCGCGGCCCGACTGATTCATCACCACGTTGCCGGACGATTCCAGCATGGCGAAAATCTTGAACTTGCGGAACGTGGTCAACTCCTCCTCGCGGAGATGGTTGACAATCGTCGTGCCGATCACGCGGCTCCAGTCGGTGGGGCTGGCCATGCGTCAGTTTCCTCTATCAGTAGGAGGCTAGACCTGCGTCTTGCAGGTTCGCTGCAAGTTTTTCCGCAAAGGTCATCGGTTTCTTGGGAACTCTCGCGTCAGTGCTGGCTGCCGGACGCTGGCTCGCAGTTCGCATGGCCTGCTGCCGCAGGTACTCCATGTTCTGCTGCGCCTTCGTGTCGGCTGGACTCGGGGCAGGTTGCATCTGCTGGGGAGCCGGGGGCTGCTGGAACTGCTGCTGATGCTGCATCTGGAGGTTGGCGACCAGAAGGTCGCGTTCCACCATTCGCGTTGCATAGTCCCAGCGGGCTTGGGCTCCTTGGATGCCTAACTGTCTCGCGTCCTGTATGTATTTCTGGACAGCAAGACCCTCTGGAGATACATTGCCACTTCTGTCGTACAGCCAATCGGCGTTTTGCTGCTCCAGAGAGGAGACATACGCCTCCTCCTTCATCTGCCCGATCTGCTGGCTGACGATGCTTTCCGCCCGCTGCTGGGCCACCCGCTCGACCATCGGGCCGAGGGCCTCCTGCGGGTTGTCGAGGAACTTCTTGGCGAACTCGGCCCGGTGCTGGAGGTACTCAGTCAGGGCATGACGAGCGTCTAGTGGGGCACTCGGGTCAATAACGTCCCGTCCCTGCTCGTCTTTGGACAGGTACTGCTTGTAGGCGTCCCGAATCTTCGGCGGGTTCCACCACGACTCCTCGGGCTCGGCCTGCTTCTGCTGCTGGGCGGGCGGGTAGCCGGTCCGCTCGGCGTGCTGCTGCTGGAGCCAAGCGTCGAACAGTTCCTTCTTCTGGAGGTACTCGCTGACTACCGGGATAGTGCTTTGGTACTGCTGGAGAGCGTGCGTGGCCGACTGCTCACGCTGGAGGGCCTCGTATAGCCTTGAGGCTATGGCCCGGTCATCCGCCCCTTGGAACTGGGGAAGTTGCTTGAAAGCACCCCAGACATCCTGCTGCGGCTGTTGCGATGCCTCGGGCGACTGGCCTGCCGCTACCGACTCATCCACCGAGACATCGACGTTGGAGTCCATCTCCTCGCCAACGTCTGCCGTATCGTCCACTTCCACAATGTCTTCGTCGGACATGCACTTCCCTCCGGGGGTTCAGTAAGAAAGTCTGGGGGTGACTTCTTACTGATGTCAGTCCCGGCGGTGACTATTGGCGAGGCGGGCCCACGTACCAGTTGGGCCTGTTCCATTGGCTAGTAGGCCGGAAGCCGTACCGAGGCTGCCCCTTTTCTGGTACATCGTTGCCGCGAATCTGGTTCCACTGGTCGATGCGGCTGCGGTACTCGTCCTCGCGAGACTGCAATGCTTCGTTACGTGCCGTGACAAGGTCTCGGATGCTGTCTGTCGGCTTGGATTCTGGCATTAGGGTGTTTGTTTCTGGGACCCTGCCCAGAAACGACAGAACGTCGCCGTCCCCGGACATTCCGAACCCCAACCCTTGTTCAGTTAGGTAGTCGTTTGGCAGATCGTCTATTGTCTCGATTGCCGAACCCATAGTGCCACGACCGAGACCACGAAGCAGACCCGCACCTGTGTCGTAAGCCAGCGTGCCAGCCCCAGCAGCCTTGCCCATCTGGGCCCCGGCCCGAGCCATGCCTTGGGCAAAGCCTTTGATTCCGCCGCTCAACGCGCCAACCCCCGTTGTCGCAGCCGTCATCCCAGCGTAAGACAAGTCACCCAGAGCGTTCTGGGGTGCCTTGTACATCGTGGTGTACCACTGCGGCCCCCACGTACGCTGGTCTTGCGGCACGCCGAACGCCGCCTGCGCAGATGGGTAGGTGGTTTCCGCAAAAGACTCCCCCTTGGCCTCGTCGCCCTGCCGCCAGTTGTAGAAGTCCCCGAACTGCTCCCGTGTCATGCCTGTCGGAACAATCGGCATGACACGGTTCATGTGGTAGT